TGACTGCAGCCACTTCATATTCTGAAGCCGTTGTCATTAACTACGCAATTATTCACGGTGCATGATGACTGTAGAGCAAATTGAAAAGCGCCTAGAGGAACTAAAAGCCACAGCCAAGCAACACGAAGCTGTGCTTTTTCAGATCAGCGGAGCTGTCCAAGAGCTAAACAACTGGTTAGCACAGGAGAAAGCAAATGCCGTTGATAGCATCAATGACACCGAAGGCTCTTAAAGCTAACATCAAAAAAGAGATAGAGGCAGGTAAGCCACCTAAACAAGCGGTGGCTATTGCCTATTCTGTGCAGGGTGAAGCTGAGAAAAAGGCGAATAAGAAACCTGCGTCTAAGTCAAAAAAGTAATTTAGCGACAAATACTTAGGATTCGACACGAATGGCAGAAAGAGGTGGACAACAAGGCAATCAGAACGCTGCCAAAAGCAGAATGTTCTATGACAAGTTGCGCCTTGTTCTGACACAAGAGCCACACCGCCTAAGAGCCATTGCAGACACCCTAGTAAGGAAAGCTGAAGAAGGTGAGCCTTGGGCCGTGAAGGAAATCATGGACAGGATGGACGGTAAAGCCCACCAAGCTGTAAGCGTAGAGAACGCAGACGGTTCACCCTTACTGTCAGGCATCCAAGTCACATTCGTTAAGCCCGAATGAATGAAATTCAATCTGCAATAGCCAATGCAGAATTCCCCATCAAGCTAGAGGGCTTGTTTAAGAAAAGCCGTTACAAAGTCTTACATGGCGGCAGGGGTGGAGCAAAGAGTTGGGGCATAGCAAGGGCGTTACTCATCCTAGGAGCAAAAAACCCAATCCGCATTCTGTGCGCCCGTGAGTTTATGACTTCTATGAGAGATTCGGTACACAAGCTGCTGTGCGACCAAATCGAAAGCCTAGGATTGCTGAACTTCTACGAAATCACCCAAGCCAGCATTAGAGGCAAGAACGGAACAGAGTTTGCGTTTGTCGGCCTAAAGAACAATGTAGCCAACGTCAAATCCTACGAAGGCATAGACATCTGTTGGGTGGAAGAAGCCCAAACCGTCAGCCGCTTAAGCTGGAACATCCTAATCCCCACCATCCGTAAAACAGGCTCAGAGATATGGGTGAGCTTTAATCCCGAGCTAGAAACGGATGAAACCTACCAAAGGTTTGTAGCCAATCCCCCTGAAGACTGCATCACCATGCGGGTGAATTGGTACGACAACCCGTGGTTTCCCGACACCCTGCGGATGGAAAAAGATGCCCTTAAACAAAGGGACGAAGAAGCCTACAACCAGGTGTGGGAAGGTCTATGCCGCCAAACCGTAGATGGGGCTATTTTTGCCAAAGAAATGCAAGCCGCAGAAAAGGATGGGCGCATTACTAGAGTGCCTTATGACGCTACCAAGCCTGTACACGCTGTTTTTGACCTTGGATGGTCTGATAGCACGGCAATATGGTTTCTGCAGTTTGTGGGCATGGAAACACGCCTGATTCGCTACTTAGAGGGCAGTCAGCAGACCATGAGCTACTACCTAGCCACCATGCAAACCTTTGGCTATGTTTATGACACCATTTGGTTGCCCCATGACGCTGAAAACAAAACCCTAGCGGCGGCAGGGCGCAGCATTGACGACATTGTTAGAAGTGCAGGTTATAAAACCCAAATTCTGCCTAGAGTGCCCATCGTGGACTCTATCAACGCAGCCAGGACAATCTTCCCGACCTGTTGGTTTGACCGTGAACACGCTGCAGACGGCATTACCTGCTTACGGCATTACCGTTATGACGTTGACCCCGACACCAAGCAATTCAGCAGAAGCCCACGGCACGATCATTACTCACACGGGGCTGACGCATTTAGATACATTGCGCTTATGATTAAAGAACCCCCAAAACGCAAGCCTAGAGCTAGGACTGATATGGCAGTCGGATGGATGGGCTAATAGGAGTTAAATATGGCATATCAAGACCCTACAAACAACAAAATAGCCGAGGCCATGAAGTTTTGGCGCTTGGTGAATGACGCTGACTCTACTAACCGTGCCGAAGCCCTGCAAGACATTAAGTTTGCCGCTGGCGACCAATGGCCTATTGAGATTCAGAACAGCCGCAACGTAGAAGCTAGGCCATGCCTGACCATCAACAAGATTGATGCGTACATCCGTCAAGTGACTAACCAACAAAGGATGCAGCGCCCCCGCATCAAGGTTCACCCTGTGAATAACCTAGCTGATTACAAGGTTGCCCAAGTCATTGAAGGCATCACCCGCCACATTGAAACCAATTCAAACGCCGACACAGCCTACGACACCGCTTTTGACTACGCTGTAAGGATGGGTTGGGGCTACTGGCGAGTGAACTATAAGTACGTCAGCGAAAGCAGCTTTGACCAAGAAATCTACATTGACGCTATCGACAACCCGTTTACCGTCTATTTCGACCCTAACAGCATCCGTCCTGATGGCTCAGACGCAGAGCGATGCCTGATTACTACCGTGCTGGACAAAAAGATATTTAGGGAAATGTACCCCGATGCGGATGATGGGGCTAACTTCCAACCCCGCAGCACAGGTGACGACACAGCCGCTTGGATTACCAAAGAAGACATCAGGATTGCCGAATACTTTTACGTTGAACGTGAACGGGCTAGGCTTTTCCTACTAAGCGATGGCACAAGCGCATTTGCTGATTCTGAGAGTTTTTTTGAGCGTGTAGAGGCCGCAGGGCTAGAAGTCATTGACGAACGTGACTCATACCGTAGGGCCGTGAAGTGGTGCAAGATGACCGCTATGGAAGTCTTGGAAGAAAAAACTTGGGCAGGTAAATACATTCCTATCGTGCCTTGCTACGGCGCACAGGTCATTGTGGACGACAAGCGCAAGAAATACGGTTTAGTGCGGTTTGCCAAAGACCCACAGCGGATGTACAACTTTTGGCGCACTTCTATGACTGAAAGCGTGGCACTAGCACCGAAGGCCAAATGGCTGCTTGCAGAAGGTCAGGATGAGGGTCACGAAAATGAGTGGGCGCTGGCTAACATCAAATCCAGCCCTGTCTTACGTTACAAGCAAAAAGACATCGAGGGTGTCCCTGCGCCTGTACCACAACGACTACAGCCCGAGCCGCCACCTTTAGGCATCATGGAAGCCGCAGGTGCAATTTCTGCCGACCTGCAAATGGTGTTGGGCATCTTAGACCCCAACCAACTGCCAAGCGGGAACATCTCAGGCAAGGCGCTAATGGGCCAGCAAGCCCAAGTTGACCTGTCTAACTTCCATTTCTACGACAACATGACCCGTTCCATCAAGCACACGGGCAAAATCATCCTAGACCTGATTCCCAAAATCTACGACACCCAACGTGTCATGCGAATCATTGGGTCTGATGGTCAACCTGACATGACAGTTATCAATGAGCAAAGCGCCATTGGTGAAGTGCTGAATGATGTGACCGTAGGCGAATACGATGTGGTCATGGATACAGGCCCAGGCTTCCAATCTAGACGACAGCAAGCCGTGGAAAGCATGATGCCGCTGCTGGCAGGCAATGCAGAGCTATTCAATATTGCGGGTGACTTGGTGTTCAGAAACATGGATTTCCCAGGCGCTGATGTGATTGCAGACCGCCTAGCTGCCTTGAACCCAATGGCGCAGATTGATGAGAAATCAGACATACCGCCTGAAATTCAAATGCGTTTGGCTCAATCCCAAAAAGCTATTGAGGAACTTCAGCAGCAGCTACAGGCAGCAGGGTTGGAGATTAACAACCGTATGCAAGTGGCGCAGATTAAAGAAGAAGGCGCTACTAAACGCAAGCTAATGGATGTAACCGCACGGGCGCACAACACCGAGACAATGGCAGAAGTACGGGTTAACGACCAAAACACCCGTTCTGTTACTTCACAGAACAAAACCGAAATTGATGCTTTGGTCAAAATGCTGATTGCAAGAATGCCTGCTGACCAGTTGCTTGCGGAGATTGAGCGCCTAAATGCAGAACAGTTTGCATTTGCCCAAGCCGCAGCACAGGACATAAGTCAAGGTGCAAGCCCATTTGTGCAACAGCCCAATTTAATGTAATATGTAATCACCTACCCGTGGGTTTACGGGGTTAATTCTTTGAGGTAACTCAATGTCGGAAGTAGCGGAAAGGCTTGCTGCCAATTTGGTGACAAGTGAGAATTTAGCTGAGTTCAATGCTAAAAAAATGGGTTTAGCTGATAGAGCGCCTGCCGAGGCTGTAGTCGAGAATACTCCTACAGAGCCGACAGAAACGCCCGAACAGAGTGAACCGAAAGCGGAGAGTGAAGCAACGACAACAGAGGATAGAAAACAAAATCCTAAGTTGGAGAGACGGTTTTCTGAGATAACCAAGCAACGTGAAGAAGCTAGGGCAGAAGCACAGCGGGAACGCGAAGCAAGGGAATCTTTGGAAGCAAGGTTGCGGGATTTAGAGACAAAAGCACAGCCTAAAGCTGATGCCGCTGAAACTGAGCCGCTGCCCGAGCAGTTTAGCGATATGTACGAGTATGCGAAAGCATTGACGGACTATCGGGTTGATCAGAGGTTGAAGGAAGAAAAGGTTAAGGAAGCGCAGGCAAAAGCTGCATCCGAACACGCCAAGTTAATAGATACTTGGGCGCAACGGGTAAATGCAGCAAAAGCGGAAATGCCTGACTTTGAGGCAATGGTTTCTAGCGCAGACGTTACCGTAAGTAACGAAGTGCGTGATGCAATCTTTGAATCAGATGTAGGCCCCCGCATCTTGTACCACCTAGCCGAAAATCCTGACTTTGCTCAGAAACTGCAAGGCATGACCTTAACTGCCGCCTTAAGAACTATTGGGAAATTGGAAGCGCAGTACGAAAAGACTGAGCCTCAGACAAAGCCTGCTGTCGGTAAAAGTAAAGCACCCGTGCCGATCAATCCAATCAAATCGGCGGCTAACGGGCGTGATGTAGCCCTGACTAGCGATGGTCAGTTTCATGGCTCATATCAGGCTTGGAAAGCTGCTAGGTTGGCTGGAAAGATTCGCTAAACCTATTTTTTTAAGGATTTTGAAATGAGTAACAATTTACTAACGATCAGCATGATCACCAACGAGGCCTTGATGGTCTTGGAAAACGAGTTAACCTTTTCTAATAACGTTGACCGTAACTATGACGACCAATTTGCCGTAAGCGGCGCAAAGATTGGCGCAACCTTGAACGTCCGTAAACCTGGTCGTTTCATTGGTACTACTGGCCCCGCATTGAACGTGGAAGATTTCTACGAATCAAGCGTGCCTGTCACCCTGTCCACACAATTTCACGTTGACACCCAATTCACTACACAAGATTTGGCTCTGTCTTTGGATATGTTTAGTGACCGTGTTCTGAAGCCTGCTGTGGCAGCTATTGCCAACAAGATCGACTTTGACGGTCTGACTACAGCTAAGAACAACACCGCCAACATCGTGGGTACAGCAGGTACACCCCCCACAGGCCTGATTACCTACCTGACCGCAGGTGCGTATTTGGATTCTGAGGGCGCACCCCGTGATGGTCGCCGTTCATGCGTTATCGAACCCTTTACATCTGCCACTATCGTGGACAGCTTGAAAGGTTTGTTCGTACCGTCTGACGCTATCAGCAAGCAGTACCAAAAAGGCATGATGGGTCGTGACTCAGCAGGCATGAACTGGTTTATGGATCAGAACGTGATCTCGCAGACTTTCGGTTCTTATGCAACCGCAACTCTGTCTTGCAACACCACCACAGGTACAGGCTTCATCACTAGCGGATGGGCTTCTACTTCTACTATCGCATTGACCGCTGCAACTGCTACCGCAGGCTTGAAGCAAGGTGACGTGATTCAGATTGCTGGCATCTTTGCTGTCAACCCACAAAATCGTCAAGCCTATGGCTCTAACAAGCTGCGTAACTTTGTGGTGACTTCTAACGTAACCGTGGCAACTTCAGGCACTACTTCTGTGACCGTAAGCCCCGCCGTGATTACCGCAGGTCAGTTCCAAAACGTGAGCTTGGCTTCTACCAGCAGCACCGCTGTAGTGACCCCGTTCAACAACACAGGTACTGTCAGCCCACAAAACATCGTGATGCACAAAAATGCTTTCACTTTGGCTACCGCTGACTTGGAATTGCCTGATGGCGTGGTATTCGCAGGCCGTGCTTCCGACAAGGAATTGGGTTTGTCCATGCGTGTTGTGCGTCAGTACACCATCAACAATGACTCCATTCCTACCCGTGTGGACGTTCTGTATGGTTGGGCGCCTCTGTACCCTGAACTTGCCTGCCGTGTCGCAGCTTAATCATTAACTTTTTAGGAGAAACATCATGGCAAATCCAGGCCCAGCATCATCACAAGCAAGTCACCCAACGAATTTGGCAACCAATCAGGCTCTGCGCTTGATTGCGTCTGCCCAAGGCGTGAACTTGAATGCAGTAGGAGACACATTGGCCCCAATCTTTGCTGCTGGCGATGTCAGCGTACAAAGCATCATTGTGACCAACGCATCTATCAGCTTGACCACAGCGCAATTGGCTGTGTATACAGGCCCAGGCGCTACAGGCACAACAGTTAAATCTGCTTATGCTTTGTCGGGTAACACATCTTCAGCAACTGTTGTTGTGACCGCCGCGACTTCTACTGATGCCATCACAAGCGGCAATCTGTACATTCGCAACACCACCGCACAGGGCGCAGCAGCTACCGCTGATGTGTTCATCTACGGCTACGACCTGAACTTCTTGCCCTAAACAAGCATGAGTTAAGTGGAGAGGCCATCCTCAAAAGGGATGGCTTTTCTTTTTTGCAAGCCTATAATTTGATAAGAGGTACACATCATGGTTAACACATCTGTAATGCGCCCAAGTGGTCGCACCTATGCACTCAATCTCACAACTTCAGCAAGCACAGCCCTGCTGATTGAAGCCACCACAAACGACCAAACCAATTACGTTTCTTTGTTAAACACAGGTTCAGGCGTTGCTGGCGTGGAATTGTCTAACTCCAGCACAGTAACCACCCCAACCGTGGCCTCTACAGGCAATAGCGGTTCATTTATTTTGCCTGCTGCAATGACTTTTCCCTTGCTGATTGCTGCTCCCAAAGCCCCGTTTTACATCAAGGCCATCAGTTCAAGCACAAACACTCTGTACATCACGGCTTGCCAAGCTGACTAATAAGGGGCTTTCATGTCCAATAATGCTGCGGTCACCCCAAACGACCAATATCGTCCCTGTTCAGGGTATTTTCAACCCGAGCCAACCTTTGCGTTAATTTCGCTGATTGGCCCCGCAGGAACGCCGTTTTACGCCAATATTTCGCCCGATCAATCAGGGTTAAATATCACAAACAGCACGATAAACAGCACCACCATAGGGGCAACAACCCCGTCCACAGGTGCGTTTACGTCAGGCACGGTGACCGCAGCCCCTACAGGCCCTACAGACATTGCCAACAAGCAATATGTGGATTACTACGCAGCAGGATTAAGCTGGAAACAGCCTGTCAATGCGGCAACCACCACAAATATCACGTTGTCAGGTCTTCAGACTATTGACACCGTAAGTTTGGTGGCGGGTAACACGGTTTTGGTTAAAAACCAATCCACAGCGGCTAACAACGGCATTTATGTGGTGGCAGCAGGGGCGTGGACTAGAAGCCCAGGCGCTGACACATGGGACGAATACGTTGGCGCAATTGTGTTTGTTTTAAGCGGTGGTCAAGCAAGTTCAGCTTGGTACAGCACCGCACAGCCTGGCGGCACATTAGGCGTTACTGCTATTAATTGGTCTTCTTTTGCCGTTTCAACTACTTACAGCGCTGGAACAGGATTGTCTTTAGCGGCAAATGTGTTCAGCATTACGCCCGTGGGTACTGCGGGAACGTATGGCTCTGCCTCATCCGTGCCTGTATTTGTTACAAATGCATCGGGTCAGGTTTCGTCTGTCACCAATACAGCCATTGCAATTGCAAACACACAAGTGTCGGGTCTTGGCACTATGTCTACCCAAAACGCCAATGCGGTAGCAATTACAGGCGGCACGATTAACGGCACGACTGTAGGCGCTACGACAGCAGCAGCGATCACAGGCACAACCATTACCGCTAACACCCAATTTACAGGCGCAGGAACGGGGTTAACAGGCACGGCAAGCGGATTGTCTATTGGTGGCAATGCAGCTACCGCCACCAGCGCCACAACCGCTACAAACCTTGCAGGCGGTGCGGCAGGCTCTTTGCCTTACCAAAGCGCAACGAGTGCAACTACGTTTTTGGCGGCAGGTACTAACGGGCAAATTCTGACTTTAGCGGCGGGTGTGCCATCATGGGCAAATGCGCCGTCTACAGGTGTGACCACATTCAGCGCAGGAACAACGGGATTTACGCCATCGAGCGCCACCACAGGGGCCGTTACCCTGGCAGGAACGCTAAACGTAGCCAATGGCGGCACGGGCGTTACAACGTCCAGCGGTGCAAACAGCGTGGTTTTGCGGGATTCAAGCAACAACATTACCGCAAACGCTTACTTCAATGGATTTACAAGTGTTGCGGCATCAGGTTCCACAATCACGCTAACTGTTGCGTCAACCCCTGTTTATTTGATCACAGGGTCAGGCGGTCAGGTGATTCAATTGCCGAACGCTACCACTTTGTCAAACGGAACTATTTTTTCGTTTAACAACAACCAAAGTAGCGGCGCAATCACGGTCAACAACAACTCAGGGACTTTGATTGTTTCTGTGCCATCAGGCGCTTATGTAACGGTTGTTTTGTTATCCAATGCAACTGCCGCAGGTTCTTGGGATAGACACGACCAAACCCCCGCAAACACATCTTGGTCAACCAACACCCTTGATTATCCTGGCTCTATCACTTCAGCCACATGGAACGGAAACACCATTGCAATCGCCCGTGGCGGCACAAACGGAACCGCTACCCCAACCAATGGGGGCGTGGCTTACGGTACAGGTAGTGCTTATGCGTTTACAGCCGCAGGAACGGCAGGGTATGTCCTAACATCCAACGGTGCTGCTGCACCCACTTGGCAAGCTAGTACAGGCGGTCTGACAATTACAGACGACACCACTACTAACGCAACCCGATACCTGACGTTTACAAGCGCCACCACAGGCTCTATTTCAAGCGCAAACGTATCTTCTACAAAACTTACATTTAACCCACTAACAGGCAATCTAAGTTCGCCTCAAACGGTTGCTAGTAACGGTCTAGTCGTAAATTCCAACACAGTAGCCGCAAGCTACAGCATTCCATCAGGGTCTAGTGCCATGTCAGTTGGGCCTATGACAGTTGCAAGCGGTCAATCAGTAACAGTACCAAGCGGCAGCCGTTGGGTTGTGCTTTAAGGGGTCAATATGCCATACGGAACAGTAAACGCAGACTTGATGACCACCAGCGATGGTGTGAATTCATCGGGTTTGTATGGATTTAAGAACAGAATTATTAACGGCGCAATGGTGATTGACCAGCGTAGTGCTGGGGCTAGTGTTACCCAAGATACATCTGGAACTCAATATTGTTTAGATAGATGGAATATTTACGGAACTGTAGCTAGTAAATTTACAGTACAACAAAATGCAGGTTCTGTAACACCCCCCGCTGGGTTTAGTTATTATGCTGGATGCACATCTTCTTCTGCTTATACAGTAGGCGCTTCTGATACTTTTTTAATTCAACAAATTATTGAAGGTTTTAATACTGCGGATTTAAGTTGGGGAACAGCTAATGCTCAAACAGTTACACTATCATTTTGGGTTCGTTCTTCGCTAACAGGTACTTTTGGTGGCTCTTTATCAAATAGTGCATTTAATTATTCCTACCCCTATAGTTACACAATCAATGCAGCAAATACTTGGGAACAAAAAACAGTTACCATAGCTGGGCCAACGGCAGGAACATGGATTGGAGCTACCAATGGTATTGGTATTCGTGTCGCATGGAGCTTGGGTTCAGGTTCTTCTGCATCAGGTACGGCAGGTTCATGGACAGCAAGCGGTTTCCGTTCAGCTACAGGCGCAACAAGCGTAGTCGGCACAAACGGAGCTACGTTCTACATCACAGGCGTACAGCTAGAAAAAGGCAGCGTAGCCACATCGTTTGACTACCGCGACTATGGAACTGAGTTGGCTTTGTGTGAGCGTTATTATTGGAAATCCACAGTCGGAACGTATAACGCTATAGGCGCTGGTTCTGTTACAGGCAGTTCGCAAGTATCTATTTACATCAAATACCCAACCACAATGAGGGCTGCACCAACTGTTTCTTATTCGGGAACTGTTTATTTGTATGGCATAAGCAACCAAGTTGTGACAGCATTGGCTTCAGGTTATGCAGGATATTCTAGTGGGCGATTTGATTTTACGCCAACGTCTACCATGACTGTTGGCGGGGGTGCTATATTGTTTACAGAAGCAAGTGGCACAAATTACATTCAAGCAACTGCGGAGCTATAAATGTACAAACTATCACCACAATTTATGGGCAATCAAACCAGCGTTATTCGCACAGCAGATGGTGCTTGCATTCCCTGCGACCCCGACAACACAGACTATGCCGCCTATCTAGCTTGGCTTGCTGAAGGCAACACACCATTACCCGCTGAAGGAGAAATAAATGGCTAATACCATCACAGCAGGAAATGCTACCAATGGCGGTACTGCAATTTCTTCTGATACGTCAGGCACATTAGAGCTTAAAACAGGTTCTACTCCTACTACTGCGATTGCTGTAGATGCGTCACAGAACGTAGGTATTGGGACGAGTTCGCCAGCAATGAAGCTGGATGTAAATGGAATTACTGGTTGGCAAGGGGGCACAACTGGTCAAACGGCGCAAATTGTTGGAGCATCAAGTAGCATAAATGGCGGTGGTAACTTAAGGGTTTTGAGCAACACCACACAAGCAGCAGATGCTGGAGGCGCGTTAACTTTTGGTGGGTACTATACAAGCACAACACTTTCTGTTGATTTTGGTGTTATTCGGGGGGCCAAAGAAAATAGTACTGGTGGCGATGCTGCGGGTTACTTAGCGTTTGGAACACGCCCCGCTGGTGGCAATAACACAGAACGCATGCGTATCGACTCCAGCGGTAACTTGCTGGTGGGGACTACAGCCACAAACCCTGTTGGTTCTAGAGTAAATGGATTGGCATTACTCAATAATGGCGCTGTACGAGCTAGGGCTGCTTTATCTGGGGATTCATATTTTGGACTTAGTGTAACAAGTGGCGTAAATTTATATTTCTATACCGACAACGGAAGTGCTTTTGTTACGGGCGGGAATATTGCCACGAATGGCGCAACGACAGCGTATAACGCGACTTCAGACTATCGTTTAAAAACCAACATCCAGCCTTTAACAAGCGCACTTAGCCGTGTTTCTCAACTGCGGCCTGTTACATGGACTTGGAAAGAAGGCTATGGTGGCACTCAGCCAGAGTGCGAGGGTTTTATTGCTCACGAACTTCAAGAAGTTTTGCCAATAGCAGTAACAGGTGAAAAAGACGCTGTAGACGCTGACGGCAAACCGCAATACCAAGGCATTGACACCAGCTTCTTAGTGGCTACATTAACCGCTGCTATCCAAGAGCTTAAAGCCGAACTAGACGCAACTAAAGCTGAAGTAGCGGCACTTAAAGGAGCATAAAAATGCCAATGACTTTATCAGGTGACGGAACAATTACGGGCTTGGTGGCGGGTGGTTTGCCTGATGCCACAATTACACAGCCTGAAATGGCTACTGGTGTGGCTGGTACTGGCCCTGCGTTTAGTGCTTATCCTAGTGGTACGTTTACTGTATCTGCCTCAACATTTACGATTGTGCCTTGTAATTCTGAAGAATTTGATACAGCTTCTGTTTTTAATAATACTGGCAGCACTGTTGGAGGGATTCCAGCGTATTCGTTTCAACCAACAGTTGCTGGCTACTATCAGATTAATGGCTGCTGGTCTTTAGGTTCAGCAACAACTTATACGCGCTCCTTGTCTTTTGTCTATAAAAACGGAAGTTTATTTAAACAGGGTTTAGACAACAACGGAACTGTTGCAACTGGATCGAATGTTTCTGCGCTTGTGTATTTAAACGGCACAACTGATTACGTTGGCTTTTACATTTACCAAAATGGCACTGGAACTATAACGATTAACGCTGGCCCAGGAAGCACATACTTTCAAGCATCATTGGTAAGGGCAGCATGATGACTTTATACGAAAAAATCAAAGCAATTTACCCTGAACTGCAAGACGCAGACTTTATGACCACCATCCGCTTGCAAAACGACAGCGATGGCAAAGGTGACTACATTGCAAAGTGGGAACACCCAACATTAGCTCGTCCTACTGAAGACCAGCTTAAATGAGCCTTTTATGACTGACTTTAATTGGAAAATTTCAGAAACCGTTGTGCAGGACGGATTTCTAAAGTCTTTGAAGTACTACTGCAAAGCGGTGGATGGCGACCTGTCTGTGGAAACAGAAGGCTATTGGTCTATGAAAAAGACCTACACCGTTACAAAAGACTGCCACCAAACAGAAGTGGTTAATTGGCTGATTGATGAGACTACCCAAGATGGCGTGAATGCCATAAAATCAAGACTGCAAGAGCAGCTAGATAACTTGCGGAACCCCGTTTCCACATCGTTACCTTGGGCCGTCCCCACATTTAAGGTGACACTATGACCCAACCCATTGACATCATCAGCCGAGCCATGAAGGACATCGGCGCATTGGCTGCGGGGGAATCCCCTACCGCTGATGAGGCTCAAGATGCCTTTGATATGCTCAATGATATGACCGCTCAATGGTCAAATGAAAATATGATGGTTTTCTATAAGACAGAAATCATCTTCCAAACCGTACAAAATACCGTCCAGTACACACTAGGCCCAAGCGGGTCTGTAGGTGCAACATTCACAGGCTCTATCGCTGGTACAACCCTGACTGTGCCTGCCAACGCCGTGACTGCAGGTGGCATCACTATGGGCATGACCATCAGCGGCACAGGTATCACGGCAGGAACGACCATCGTAGGCTTTGGAACGGGTGCAGGCGGCAACGTCAATGAGGGCGGCACATACACCGTCAGCGTGGCCCAAACCGTAGCAAGCACGGCAATTTCTGCCTACTATGAACGCCCCTTAACCATTGAATCTGCGTTTGTAAGGGTTGCTACCCAACAGGGCGGCACTAACTTGGCGGGGGGATATTTGGACTACCCCGTAGCCATTCTGAGCTTGGAAGAATACGAATCCTTGGGCATCAAACAGCTTAATGGCCCTTGGGCAAAGATGATTTACTACCAACCAAGTGAGCTATTGGGGACTCTTTATGTGTACCCAAACCCGTCTAGTGGTGAGCTTCATTTGTTTACAAGCACGATCTTCAGGACGTACTCAGGTTTGTATGACACCATACAACTCCCCCAAGGCTACAACATGGCATTGCGGTGGTGTTTGGCTGAACGCCTAATGCCCATGTTTGGTAAGGCAAACGCCACACAGATTGCAATGATTAACGCTTACGCTGCCCAAGCCAAAGCCACAATCAAGCGCACCAATATGCGTCCCCCACAGGTATCACGTTACCCTGACAGCCTGATGGTGGGTAAGGCTAAAGATGCAGGGTTTATTATGGACGGGGGCTTTCGTTAATGCCTGATTTTGGCTTTGTCGGCCCATCTTATGAAGCGCCAAGCATCTATCAAGATGCACAGGAATGCATTAATTTTGTCCCTGAAATCGACCCTTTAAAGCAGCCTGGTGACCGTGGCGTGGTGGCGCTTTACCCTACGCCAGGCCTTACATCTTTGGTTCTGTTTCAGAATCAGCAAGAGGTGAGAGGGCTTAGAACGCTATCAGGTGGCGATGTTATGGTTGCGGTGTGTGGGCCTTATGTTTATGCGCTTACTTCTACCTACACAACCACAATGGTTGGTCAGTTAAATTCATCTACAGGCATTGTGGGGATAACTGACAATGGCGTGAATTGCTACATTGTGGATGGCACAAACCGCTACACATGGCGTATTTCTAGCCCATCTTCTGCGGTGTTTACAGGGTCAATTAGCGGCACAACATTAACCGTGACTGCTATCACCAATGGCACAATTGCCATAAACCAAGCCTTGTTTGGGGTGGGAATTACCCAAGAAACCGTGATAACCGCATTGGGTTCAGGTTCGGGTGGAGTAGGCACATACACCATCAACATCAGCCAAACCATAGCGTCTGAGCAAATGAACAGCGTTATAGCTGGTGCGGTGGTAACGGGTTCTATATCAGGCACAACCCTTACGGTGACTGCTGTGACTAGCGGCACATTGGCTTTAGGTCAAACCATCCAAGGCTCTACCGTAACCGCCCAAACCATCATTACAGCGTTTGGAACAGGCACGGGCGGGGCAGGAACTTACACGGTCAATAACTCTCAAACCGTCACTTCTAGAACGCTTTACGGGCTAAATTGGTCTGTATTGCCAGCCACAGACGGCGCGTTTACAGGCGCAACATCTGTGGACATTGTGGACAACTACTTTGTCTATAACAACCCTGATACGCAGCAATTTGGTGCGTCTGCGGTGTTGTCTCCCATATCCTCATCAGTTTCATTTGGCAGCAAAGACGGTGCGCCTGACGATTTGGTGTCGCTAATTGTTGACCACCGTGAAATTTATTTGTTGGGTGAAGTGTCTAGTGAGGTATGGATTGATGCAGGCACTAGCCCATTCCCATTTCAAAGAATCCCAGGCACTTCTACACAGCATGGAATTGCAGCCAAAAAGAGTTTGGCCCGTTTAGGTAATTCATTTGCTTACTTAAGCCGCAACATCCGTGGTCAAGCCCAAATCGTTCAAATGAACGGCTACGTCCCCACACGTATTTCTACTCATGCCGTAGAAAATTCCCTGACCAATCAAACCGTCAGCGATGCGGTGGCGTGGACTTACCAGCTAGAAGGCCATGAGGTTTATGTAATTTCATTTCCGTCTATTCAGCTTACATGGTGCTATGACGTTGCATCTCAGATGTGGCACAAGTGGCTTTACACCAACAATTTGGGCCAATACGAACGTGCTAGAGGCAACTGCTGCGCCCAATTCCAAGGATTAGTGTTAGTTGGTGATTACTCCAACGGCAAGCTTTACAAGCTAGACAAAGACAATTACACAGATGATGGTCAGCAAGTTAGGCGGCTACGCAGAGCGCCACATTTGGTGGCTGACTTTCAGCGCCAATACTTTGATGAGCTACAGATTCAATTCCAACCAGGCGTAGGGCTATCCACAGGGCAAGGCGACAACCCCCAAGCCATGCTGAAATGGTCAGACGATGGCGGTTCTACATGGTCAAACGAACATTGGGTGACTATTGGCGCTATTGGTCGATATGCCAACCGTGCCATTTGGCGGCGTTTGGGTTGGGCTAGAGACAGAGTGTTTGAGGTGGCAATCTCAGACCCCGTAAAAGCGGTCATTGTGTCTGCTAACCTTAAGGCTTCTGCAGGGGAAAACTGATGGCATTACCAATCCCGCAATCCCAACCCTATCCGCAGTCGGAATTTTTGGACGCACAGACCAAGCGCCCCACACGGACATGGCAGCAATACTTTATCAACCTGCTGAACTTTACTTCTGCCTCAACCGCCACGGCAGGGTCTGCCACGTTGCCAGCTAACCCCGTGGGGTTTATAAACATTACGGTTAACGGCATAGCGTACAAAGTACCTTACTACAACCTATGAGCGATTTGCAGACAATCCCAACCCGTGAGCAGATAGAAAAACTGCAAGCGGAAATGGCATCTTTGCCGCAGTCAGAATTGCAAGCGGCAGCGGATGCTATGCAGACGGAACACTACTTTCATGGCGGTATGTACGCAAGAAAGTTAAGCCGCCCTGCGGGAACATTGATTGTTGGCAAAGTACACAAGCAAGATCACTATTTTTTGTGCGCCAAAGGTGAAATAATTGCGTGGACAGAGGGCGGCATGAAACACCTGTACGCGGGTGACATTGTGCAAAGCAAGCCTGGCACTAAGCGGGTTACTTTGGCGGCAACGGACGCAATTGGCATTACGTTCCATGTAACTGATAAAACTGATTTAGATGAAATTGAAAAAGATTTGATTGAACCTGATGAGCTTGCATTGTTTGACTCAAACAACAAGCTAAAGGTTTTGGAAATTAAAGGGGAATGACATGAGTTTTGTAGCAGCAGCAGCAATCGGCGCAGGCGGCGCTATAGTTGGTGGTTATTTGTCGGGTCAAGCTGCACAACGTGGCGCACAGGCGCAAGCTGATGCAATGCGTGAATCTGCTGCTTTGCAAAAGCAGATGTTTGATGTGCAAAACGCACAGCAAGCACCTTACCGTGAGGCTGGCTACAGCGCATTAGGCGACATAGCAGGCATGAAGCCTTATCTAACGCAGCAGTTTGGCCCCGAACAATTTGCGGCAGGTATTGACCCTGGCTATGCATTCAGGTTGCAACAAGGCAACTTGGCAAATTTGAATCTTGCCAATCAAGCAGGCGGCGCAATCAGCGGCAACACCCTTACAGGCTTGATGAATTATGGGCAAGGCGAAGCTAGTCAGGAATACAAAAACGCTTTTAACCGCTACCAAACACAACGGTCAAACATCTACAACAACCTAGCATCTATTGCGGGGTTAGGTCAAACATCACTTGGGCAAACAGGTCAGCTTTCATCCAACACAGCCCAAGGCGTAGGAAACGCTATTTCGGGCGCAGGTTCAGCTATTGGCGCAGGTCAAGTGGCTATGGGTAATGCATTGGGCGGCGGCATTCAAGGCGCAGGTAATCAATATATGTTGTCTCAAATATTGAGCCAACGAAATCCTATGACCCCTACGGGCGGCGTTACGCCAACCCCTATGACCCCAAGCGCCCCAAGTTCTGATCCATATCAGCGGTTTTCATACGGAAATGTAGCGTAAGGAATAAATCATGGCAGACTTCACACCCGTAGCGTCCCAATCTAGGCCTCCACAGCCTATGTCTTTGGGGGACATATTAAACATTGCCCGTGGCGCACAAGCCTACCAACAAGCGGAACAACTGAACCCGTTGGCGGTACAGCAGCAGCAACAAGCCGCTAGGACGGGTCAAATTGCTTTATCCGTTGAGGAACAAAGGGATATAGAACGCCGCAATATGCAAACCGTAATGGCTGACCCTAGGTATTACACGACCAACGGCAAATACGACCCTGCCAAAGCCGCCAAGATCACAAGCGAAGTTGCGCCCTTAACAGGCCTAAACTACCTAAAAGACATGGCAGGCTCTTTTGGCGCACAGGAAACATTCAAAACAAGTGCAATTGGAACGCAATCCGCTGAACAAAGATTTGCCAATGAGCAAGTTTTAGGCATTGCAAGCAGGTTAACTTCTTTGATAAACAATCCGTTAATCATTGCTTCAGAGAAAAATCCTGAAACAATTGCGCCTGAAGCACTTGCAAAAAAACTTCAAAGTTATGCTGACGAACAAGCTAGAGCATTGGGTATCCCCAAAGAACGTGCTGCAGAATTGATTGCACCTTACATAGAACAAGCATCAACCAACCCCGCAGGCGTAAGACAATTCCTAAAAGACAAGCTGCTTACAACTTTAGACCAAGGCTCACGTTTGTCTGCGCTGCAGCCAAGCGGTGTTGGTGTAACGACAGGTGCAGGCAGCGCCACTATACAAACAGGATTGTTTGGGCAGCAAAGGCCAGGTGAGGCTTTGCCTGGTACTTTAGTTGAGACACAAGTACCGCCAACAACAGAAGTCGTTGACCGTGTTACAGGAGAGCGTAGGTTAATTGGGCCTATGTCGCAACGTGGCGGCACACCATTGGTCACAGGTGTTGGCCCTGCACAAGCAGGTTTGCTTGGCGCTGGCGCTTCAACTATAGGCGAAGACTTTAAGACAACGGTTAAAGATGCTGCAGATGCCCCTAGTCGTGTTGCCATCTTCCAAAACATCAAGAAGTTTGCGCCCGACTCATTTACAGGCGTAGGCGGTCAACGCAAAGAATTGGCTGCGGGTATTCTTAACGCTATTGGCATTCCTGCTTATGAACAAGAAAAGGTTAATACCGAAGAATTGGCTAAGAACTCTGCTTTGTTGGCACTTGCTGGCGGCAATACGGATGCGGCTAGGGCGTTGGCTGAAGTTGCTACGCCAAACAAGAAGCTAAACGAAAAAGCCATTCTTGCCATTGCTGATCAGATGATTGGCATTGAGAACATGAAGATTCAAAGGGCTAATTATTTGACCCCTGTACAGAATGATGCAACGCAATATGGTCGGCGCAAATTGGAATTTGACCAAATTGCAGACCCCCGCATTTTCCAAGAAATGACTGCCCAAGATGTTGCCAAGTTAAAGGCTTCCATGTCTGCGGCAGAACAAGCAGAATTGACCCGTAAGATTCGTTTAGCACGACAATTAGGGATTGTTAAGTAATGGCAACACTTGCTGAACTGTGGGAAGCAGAAGCCCCTGCGCCAGTTAAAAGCGCCAAAGTTTCATCTCAAGATCAGGCGATGCGTGACAAAGACCGAATGGACATTCTCCAATCGGAAATGACCAAAGCGCAAGAAAGACTTGCCAAAGGCGATGTAAGGGCGCAAGGCGACATTGATGCCTTAACCCGTGAAATGGGTGGTAAGGTTTCCCGTACAGCGCCAGCGGCTAAACCAGCAACAAGTGGTCTATTGGCTGATTTGTGGGAATCTACCCCCGCCGCGAGTGAATCAGGCGCACCCAAATCAACAGAAGTTGAAGCAAAACCTGAAACTTCATCCATGCGAAAAATTGTAGGTAAGTTCCTACAAACAGGATTAGAAGCCAAGCAAGCCATACCAGGCTTTTTTGCATCAGCGGCAGATGTGGTTGCAGGTGCGCCATCAGCCATTGCTGGAACGGCTGGCTACATAGCAGGACGGGCATTTGGCTTAAACCCTGAAGAAGCTGCAGCCGCATCACAAAAACTTGCCGCACCTATTGCCTCACCTGTCGGCAAACTTACAGGGCTAGGCGAAACCAAAGCCTACAAAGAAGCATTGCCATCACAGGTTATGGACTACATTAGCAAAAACATTGGCGAAAAAGCCGAATCTATTGCTGCTAAATTTGGTGTGCCTGTGCAAGACGTACAAGCCGCAATTGAAGTGGGATTGACTGCCGCTGGTGCTGCCGTGCCTAAAGTTGCAAAGGCTTACAAAAGTGCTGCGGCAGAGCTTCAGGTGGTCAAGCAAGGCCAACCATCGGGTCAAACCCCTGCACAACAAGCAGGAATGGTCAGCATGGGTGCTGCCGCCGTGCCTACTGAGGTGACTATCAAACAGGCTTTGTCGGTTGCTACGCCTGAATTGCAAAAAGCATTGGCTGCAATACCTGTGGAAAAAGTTAATTTGCCGACTTTGCAGCGCCACATCGAAGCAGATTCTTTGCCTTTCCCTGTGCGTTTAACTGAAGGTCAAGCTACTGGCGACATTGTGAAATTGTCCAATGAGCAAAACCGCAGAGGCAAAGACCCTCAATTGGCTCAAAGGTTTAATGAGCAAAACGGTCAGTTGGTTGAAAACATTGGGGAAATACGCCAAAGGGCTGCACCTGATGTTTACGGCACAAAAACCATAGAAAACAGCCAAGGCATCATTGATGCTTACAAAACATTGGACGATGCCAAAAATACAGACATTCGTGCCGCTTACAAAGCATTGGAAGACGCTAACGGCGGTCAATTTCCTGTGGATGGTGCAACCATAGCCAAAAATGCTGAAGCCGCATTGGGTAAAAAACTCAAGACAGAATTTTTGCCGCCATCTATTGCCAAGCAACTTGAGAGGTTTAAAACCGAACCAATGACGTTTGAGCAGTTTGAGGCTATGCGTACCAACTTGGCATCAGAAATCCGCAAGGCAGAACGTAGCGGTGATGGCAACGCAGCGCAAGCATCAAGCATTGTGCGTCAGGCATTGGAAGATTTGCCACTACAAGGCGGCGCATCAGCCCTAAAGCCTTTAGCTGACAAAGCTAGGACTTTGGCTAAAGCACGGTTTGACTTGTTGAAAAAAGACCCCGCTTATAAAGCTGCGGTAGATGACACAGTTCCTGCTGACAAATACCTAGAAAAGTTTGTAGTAAACGGCGTTAATAAAAACGTGCAAACAATGGTTAACAACCTAGGCCGAAACTCTGAAGCCAATCAGCACATGGCGGCAGGGACAATCAATTGGCTTACAGACAAGTCAGGCATTGTTGATGGACAGGGCAACTTTAGCCAAGCGGGGTACAACAAAGCCTTGAAGCGTTTGGATGACGTTAAAAACGTGCAAGAGATTTTTAACCCAGAAACCGCCTCACAACTTAAAACATTAGGCAACGTGGCCCGTTACACCCAAGCGCAGCCCCGTGGTGCGTTTGTAAACAATTCCAACACTTTGGTGGGCGCATTGGCTGAAAAGGCTTCAGGTTTGGCCCAAGCTGGCGTTGAAAAAGGTTTAAACGTAGCCGTACCTGGCTTGCAATTGGGAACGTCTGTAATGGAAATGAGGGCAAGACGTGCAGCAGAAGCCGAGACACGCAAAGCATTGGAGCTAGGCGCAGGGACAAAACAGACAGGCAAGAATAAAATCAGCGACATTCAATAAGGGCAAATCATGGCAGTCAATCTATCGCCTATTGGCAACGGTCAACAGTTCTTTGACAACAACGGACAGCCCTTAAACGGTGGGTTGGTCTATACCTACCAAGCGGGTTCTACAACGCCCCTAGCGTCCTACACCAATATTAACGGCAACGTAGCCAACACCAACCCTATCGTCTTGGACTCATCAGGCAGAACGCCTACAGATGTGTGGCTGACCTACGGCTACTTTTACAAGTTTGTGGTTAAAACAAGCGCAGCGGTCACTATTGGCACTTACGACAACATCTATGGAATTGTGGGTGTCCAAGCGTCTGTCGGCACGACTATCCCTACAGGCGTGATTTCGTTATGGTACGGCGCTATTGGTAGTGTTCCTACAGGCTGGTATCTGTGTGATGGTTCTAACGGCACACCTGACCTAAGAAGCAGATTTGTGGTAGGTGCTGGTAGCACTTATTCAGTAAACGCTACAGGCGGTTCTGCTGACTCAATTGTGGTCAGCCACACGCATACGGCATCATCCGTAGTTACAGACCCAGGCCATAATCACACAGTTAATGCAGGTGCCAACGTTTCTAATTCATTGAATTCAGGCGGTACTGTTAATTTAGGCTCTACAAATACGGGAACAGCAACAACAGGAATAACCGTTGCAACGACAATAACATCAGCGGGTGTATCAGGCACTAACGCCAACCTCCCGCCCTACTATGCCTTGGCATACATCATGAAGGCCTAACATGGACAACCAGCAAATATTTAATATTGTGGTTTCCTGTGCGGGTTTCTTGGTAGGATGGGTGCTGAACAACATTACCAAAAGTCTGACTCGATTAGAAGACAGGCTAGAAGATGTCCATGTGCGCTACGTTATCAAAGACGACTACCGCAGAGACATTGATGAGCTAAAAGACATCTGCAAGCAGATTTTTGACAAGCTAGACAAAAAGGCTGACAAATGAGTGACGAACCTAAAGAAGCCGCAAAAGGCGCTTTGATTGAAAAAATCACGTTTGCCATTCTGCCTTTGTTGTTTAGTTGCGTGGTTTATTTAATGAATGCTCTGTCTAGTTTGAGCCATGAAGTAACCATCCTAAACAGCAAAATCAGCTTGGTAGTGACTAGCGACAACAAACAGGCTACCAACACAGGGGCAGAGCTTGCCCGTGAGCGTCTGCGCCAAGACCTGTCTTTAGAGATTCAAAAAAACCGTGACGACATCCAGTACAACCGCCAAAAAATTGCCATCCTAGAAGAACGTGCTAAACACACTTGCGAGAAACCTAAATGATTACTTTACTGTCCACCATAGTTTCATTCCTGATGGGCGGCTTGCCCAAGCTGTTAGACGCATTCCAAGACCGTGCCGACAAAAAGCATGAGCTTGCCTTGGCTCAAATGCAGATTCAGCGTGAGCTAGAAATGCGTAAAGCAGGGTTTGAAGCGCAGGAGCGTATTGAACACATCAAGACTGAGCAGCTTGAGATTGAAACAAAATCGTCAGAAAAGACTGCTTTAATCGGCGCACAGCAAGCTGAGATGCAAGCAATCTACGCACATGACACCAGCCTGAACGAAGGGACTAGCCAATGGATGCACAACCTAAGAGCTTCAGTTCGACCCGTTATTACTTACGGCTTCTTTTTTCTGCTTGTAGTAATCGACCTGACCCTCGCATGGCATGGTATCAGTTCAAACGTATCTTTTGAAAAACTGGCAGAGCAGCTTTGGGACAATGAAACCCAAACCCTGTTTGCGTCAATAATTGCATTCCATTTTGGCGGCAGAGCGTTTGGTAAATGAACGTCAGCCCAAAAGCCCTTGCGGTCATTAAACACCATGAGGGCATAAGGTTCACCCCATACCGCTGCCCTGCAAAATTGTGGACTATTGGTGTGGGCCATGTGCTATACCCTGAACAGGGCAAACTAAAAATAGAAGACCGTGACGCCTACCCCCTACGTCCTGAAGACAATCGCAAGTTTTCTGTAGAAGAAGTGGATGCCATACTTGCGGCAGACTTACAGCGGTTTGAGCGTGGCGTAGAGAAGTTTGTGCCTGTACCCCTAACCCAAGGGCAGTTTGATGCTTTGGTTAGCTTTAGCTTTAATGTTGGTTTGGGCACATTACAGCGAAGCACCCTCCGTCAAAAAGCCCTGCGTGGCGATATGGTAGGCTCAGCAGATGAGCTACTCAAGTATTGCATGGCGGGTGGCAAGATTCTCAAAGGGCTTCAAAACCGCCGTATTGATGAACGAGCCATGTTTCTTAGTCTTTAAGGATATGAATGGCGATAAGCACCGCCAGCACCAGCACCGCACCGCCAAGCAATAAGAGCAAAAAGATTTCTAGCATGGAATTGCCAAGCGCCATTCACGTTCTTGGTTGCCTGTACTGGATTTGACGGTTTTGCCTGTAAGCAGAATCAGGCCATCCTTTTGCAGTTCAGGTAAGCGCCTAGAAATCTGAACGCCATCAAGCCCCGTGTGTTTGGCAATGCCATCCTTGCCTAGCGGCCCGTGCTTTGCTAGGCACTCCATAATCGTGTTAACGTGCTTGTTGGCAAATTTAGGGGCGACATCAGCCGCCATGAATGATGTGATGGGGTCTGAAGACCTGGCTCTAATGTGTTCAAAATTCATCATCAAACCCCAAGTCTTTTGGTTTAGGGTCGTTCAGGTAAGCCCAACCGTCCCACCCGCCATCCTTAAGCGGAATTACGTCCAGCTTCAGCATATCGCCGTTCTTGGTTTCAATGATTGAGCCTATGCGCTGGTAGCGGTTCTTAGAAGCGCCCTGGGCATTGGTGTACTGACCTACGATGCACGATATTTCTTTTTTGAGCTTAGACATTTGGGTTTCCTAGTGCGTGGAGAAAATTAACTTTGGTTTCGATTTCATTGAGGAAAATTTCTACTTCTTCTTCAATTTGTGCAATATAGTCTTCATCACGTTCAATCCGTTTGACAAACAGTTGAAGGTTTTTAGGCATACGGGGGTCAAACACCACGTAGTCGCAAAACACTCTGTCCGTGCAAGCCAACTGGAATTGAATTTGCGTGAAATACTTTTGTGGGCATTTCTTGGTCAGCAGGGTTTCAATCATGGTTGCCGTATTTGGGCACTTGATTTCCACCAATCCATTGACCCCTACAAACCCGTCAGGACTAGCCCCTGCCATCGGAATGTTGGGGTGAGGCACAAACCCTACTTCTTCCACAATAACGTCTTTGGCAAGTTCGTATGCAGCCCTAGCAAACGGTTCCTGTTCCGTACCCCAGGCCATAGCCGCATTGGAATAAGACTCTGTAGGCTTTTGGGTCATACGTTCCACGACCAGTTGTGCCATGTAGTTTTCCCTGCTGGTCGAGTAGCCTGTCTTGGTCTTGGCAATTACGTCAGCAACCCTAGAGGCCGTGACCTTGCCCAAACGTGCGGTAAACCACTCATCTGTACGTTGTTCTGCGGTAGTCATTAACCCAGGCCATGTGGATGGAAGTTCTAAGCTCATGTTGTCTCCTTTGCTTTCTTGATACGTGCGGCTTTAGCAGCCATTACCCGTGATTGCCAAGTTTGATCACCATTGCAAGCCTCATAAGCGGCTGCATAGGCGTTCTGCAACTCCTCTTTATTGGTGGTAGCGTCTATTGCGGCAAGGTGGTCAGCCATAGCGCTTGCGTTAACTTTTGGCTCTTGTTTTCTAGATGCTGCGTTGCCATCATCATCTTCAGGGGCTTGCCCTGTTGCTGCCATCAAAGACGCGCGGCGAATGTAAGTCAAACATGACATAAAGCCTTGAGGGTCTTGTTTTGGAGCAGGAAAAAACAATTTCCCGCAATCAAGACGTTCACCCGACTCATGCAAGAAACTTGTCTCGCAGACAATCCCATCAGGGTGTTCCGAAGTAGTCTGAAACAAGAATATCCCGTTTGTGTTTAAAGCGTCTATAACCGATTCCACACAAGATGCTAGGTCTACATATTTGCTGCGGAAATGAGGATTCGTGGCGGTCTTTAAGGCTGGCGCAAAAGTTTTCTGTGCTTTCACTAGTGCTGTTGCTATCTTCTGCATAAAGTTCTTCTTTCTGTACTGTTTCGTAAAATTGTTGTTGGGACATATCAATAGACGTACTTAGGGCCACAAGTGACCTCAATGACCGTTTCCACGGAATAGCCACCAATCTGCCGCTTGGCGTACAAAGGTATGGCCCGAAGCCCTGATGTCTCGCATTGCTTTACGGCATCAATGACTTCATTGCGGCCCATAGGGGCTACACGGGCATCCACAACCAGTTCCTGATTGGGCGGCTTGGGTGGCTGGAATGTGCTGCAACCTGTAGTGATTACAGCTAACCAGCAAAGTAGGGGGTAGGTAATCACTTTCATCAATCCTCCAAAATTTGTATGACTTCTTGAACTTCCTGTTGAAGGCTGTCAAGAAGGTAAACGTATTCACGTACTTTGCTTTCCAGCATTCCTACTTGAAACGCTAGGCGGTCAACAGCGGGTTGCCCCGCATACATACGATCAGCCGTGGCTGCAATATTGGCTACTACTTCATTGGCAGTCATCATTACGGCCTCCACAACCAAAGGTCTAGGGCAACAATGACAAGCGCTACGAGCGTGAGACAAGTGATGATTTTGTCAACACGGCGTTTGCGTTGGTTGGGGTATGGGCCTTCTATGTCGTACATGGTGTTTCCTAGAAGTTAAGAAAGATTCCAATACTCGCCGACAGGCAAGTTATTGAAACGGGCATAAAGTTCCGCATACAACTGATGTATAAGACCAGCTTTTATAAACTCGCCGTTTCGCTCATATCGAGCCATTGCCATTCTTAATTCCCTCATTTCATCCATTGCGTTTTCCATGGTGTACTCCTTATGCTTTGAAGATTTGGCAATGGCAACCACGTTTTGCCATCAGAGAAATAAAGCCAAGGGCTTTGGTAATGGAAGTAAATTCCATGCGTGACCAACCATCAGCGGTGTGGGTTGGATTCCATTCGACAACGTAACTTTGTTTCATCTTGTTTGCTCCTAAAGATGGGGCCGAAGCCCCTGTTGGTTTAACGTTTGCAATTGCCTTGCACGCCCTGAAAAAAACGTGCTTTGTGATAAGCCGCGCCTTGTTGTGTGCCTGGGCATGAGCAACGGATTGTTAAGCCGTAGTGAGCGTCTATTACGGCAGGATGCAACTTAGTGCCCCCGCCAATACGTACAGCACCGTGTACGTCTTGTTTCTGTGTTGTGTTTGTCATCTTACTTGCTCCTAAAAAGACCGCTGCAATGTGTGCGGGTTGATTGATATTGTATAGGGGTCTAAACAGACAACAATACTTTTGGGTAGGGATAAACCCTAATTTGTTGTTTTTTTTTAATGTGTAGTAAAATCCACACATGACAAAAGAACAAGCCATCACCCTTGCAGGGTCACAATCAGCTTTAGCCCGTCTATTAGGCGTGTCTAGAGGGGCTGTGTGGCAATGGAAAGCCCTGCCGCAAGGTAGGCTGTATCAGTTAATGGTGCTGAAACCTGAATGGTTTTAGAATAAGTTGAAACACGGCTAGGTGGGGGGTAGCTACCCCGCCGAAAAGGGTACTCCCCCCCTGCCGTTTGTTTCTTTTCAGGGAGTTTGCGGAGAAAAATTTATGGAAAATGTGTCTTTATATGGCGTGGACTTGTTTGGCGAAATCATCAAGCCTCAAGCCTCAGGGGTAGTAGCCCAACGCTTTACGCTGCCCCCTTTTACAATTCTTGATGCCCGTCAGGGTGAATGGCAGGAGCGTAAAAGAGCTTGGAAATCCTTAGGCATTGAGAGTGAAGTTGGGAGAAACAAGTCTTTACTTTATGCCGACAACAAAGCGGGTTCTTACGACTTCTACAGGAAAAAAGAAGGAATTAGAGAAGAAAACACAGAATTGAACACAAGCATTTTTGACCCTGTGCTTTGTGAGTTGGCTGTCAAATGGTTTTGCCCCAATCTAGGTCAAGTGGTTGATCCATTTGCAGGAGGTAGCGTGAGAGGCATTGTTGCTGCTGCGCTTAACAGAAATTATTGGGGTTGCGATTTGCGTCAAGAGCAAATTGATGCAAACCTAACACAGATTGACAAAATTGACACCCCATTAAAACCTGTTTGGGTATGTGGGGATAGCATGGAAATGCTTGCTCTAGCACCTGATGCTGACATGGTTTTTTCATGCCCACCTTACGGCGATTTAGAAGTTTACAGCGATGACCCCCAAGACCTTTCTAACATGGAATGGCACACCTTTTTAGCTGCCTATAAACGTATTATTTTGCGTTCTGTGCAAAAGATGAAAGACGATACTTTTGCTTGTTTTGTTGTTGGTGACTTTAGGGACAAAAAAGGTTTTTACAGAAACTTTGTAAGCGAAACCATTGATGGTTTTGAGCAAGCGGGAGCATTGCTATACAACGAAGCTATTTTGGCAACAAGCGTTGGCTCTGCTTCTATGCGTGTGACCAAACAATTTGAATCAGGTAGAAAGATGGCGAAAACCCACCAAAATGTGTTGGTGTTTTGCAAGGGTGATTGGCGTACAGCGGTGGCAAAAATTAACAAATCTGAAGAAACTCAGGGTTAAGCCATGCACTACTATCAATTTCATATTGGCGACTATAAAAGCCACACACACCACCTATCAATCATTGAAGACTTAGCATTTAGAAGATTGTTAGATTTTTACTATTTACATGAGCAGCCAATTAAGCAGCGGGACATTGCTAGGCAAATTGGTATGCGTGAACATGAGCAAGAAGTCTTAACCGTCCTAGATGAGTTTTTTATTTCTACAGAAGGTGGTTACATCAACCCTAGAGCCGACAAAGAAATTGCCAAGTTCAAAGAGTTCGCAGAGGCAGGAAAACGTGGGGCGGCTAAAAGGTGGGCAAAGGAAGGTCAAACCCACCCTAATGGGGAGGCTATTAGCCCCCCTAATGCTACCCCAATAGCAACCAATAACCATAAACCAATAACCAATAACCATATAAAAGAGACTACGTCTCTTGTTGTCTCGCCAAGCGAGAAAACGCCATCAGCGCCAATTTCTGAAATTGTTGACCTGTACAACAGCCGCTTGCCAATGTTGCCAAGGGTGACTGTGGTCAGCGATTCCCGAAAGCGTTTGGTGGCGGCAAGATGGCGTGATGTGGTGTCTGCCGACAAATTAGACAGGGAAAGAGGGTTAGAGTTTTTTGATTGGTTTTTTGTCCATGTAGGCAAATCCAAGTTTTTGACAGGCAAATCAAAAGATTGGAAAGCTAACTTTGAATTTCTTTTCACGGCAAGCAAATTCCCCCGAATCGTTGAAGGCGCATACCATCAGGAGCAAACATGAGCTACTTTGAAGCAAAACAGAAACACGAACAGGCACAAGTGCCTGACCGAATTGACCTACTTTGCGGTGCATTTGAATGCCCAATGGAATGGACGGTGGACAAAGGCAGCAAGCTATGCACCTACCATGCATGGGCAAAACCGCATCAATGGCCCAAAATTACGGAATGGCTAAAAAGCAAAGTCGTAATGGGCACTTTACCGACCTTTAAAAGCGTTTCAGGTGTTGGGGGCTACCTACCCCCTAGACCCCAAGAAAAAACGGCTTATACGCCCGATGAGAAGGCCGCAGCGATACAAAAACTTCACGCCATGCCAAAGCCTGACGCAAAAGCATGGGCTTACAAGTTAAAGGCCCGTGAGGAAAAGGGCGAACAATTGAGCCTGGTGCAAAAAAAATCTTGGCGAGAGGCATTAAAAGCATGAACTACTACCAAGCCCATGCCATCCTTGACGGGGTAAAAGATGGTACAAATTACCCCCCACAAATCGTATTACAGGCATTGGAGATGACAGGTGACGCAGGAGCAGATAGAGCATATGAGGGATTGCGAAGCGAGAGAATGGATGAGCAGATACAGAAAAAGGATGATGGAAATGGGCGATGCCCGAAGCTGGTGGCAAAAAATGTCATCAGACATAGCCAAATTTCGTGGGGAATCGGCACTGGCCGACCTACGAAGCAGAATGAATCGGTTGAGGCATGAGGGCGGCGCGGACTGATGCCAACCATGTTCAGGTTGTATCGGCTTTACGTGCCGCTGGAGCTACGGTTCAGTCCCTGGCGGCTGTTGGCAAAGGCGTACCTGACCTTTTGGTTTCGTTCAAGGGTGTAAACCTTTTAATGGAAGTCAAAGATGGCAACAAATCACCATCACGCCAAAAACTTACAGAAGACCAAATCAAATTTCATGGCACATGGCAAGGCCCAATTTCTGTTGTTGACGGGCCTGAAGCGGCTTTAAGAGCATTGGGGGTGATCAAATGATTGAACAAAAGACCCAGGACATTCGGGACAAAGCCCCCGTTTACGGAGCAGCCAAAGCGCAGCGTGTGTACCTTGAGGAATTTAGGAAATCCAAAAAAGCCCTGCTGATGAAAGAAGCCCTGACTATGGGCTATGAAGCCGCCAACGCACAGGAGCGTGAAGCGTATGCCGACCCAAGTTATCAACAGCTTCTTAAAGGCTTGGCTGCGGCAATAGAGCAGGAGGAAACCCTGCGTTGGGAAATCGAGGCGGCACGGCTAGACGTAGAGATTTGGCGCACCCAACAAGCCAATAACCGTATGCAGGACAAATCCCACCAATGATTCCCAAGCATCAGTACGTCCGAAGCAGAAAACTGCTTAAGCTAGTGACTGAGCTACCCTGCCAGCATTGCGGTGCAGAACATATGGTGCAGGCAGCGCATAGCAATTGGGGCGGCGGCAAGGGACGGGGCGTAAAGGCAGACGACAATCTAGTGGCGGCGCTATGTCTGAATTGCCACTATGAGATTGACCAAGGCAAGAATCTTAGCAAGCTAGATAGACAAATCATGTGGAACAACGCACATAGAGCCACGGTTTTTTTACTTTGTAAGCGTGGGTTATGGCCTGCTGATGTACCATTGCCAAGTGGTTAGCAGTTGCCACAATT